CACACGGACAGGGCTTCGCGCAGGTAATGCGCCGAACGGTCGAGCGCATGGCCGGTCAGGAGTGCGGGCTGCTGACTGAGTCCCATCAGCTCCGGGGCAAGCGTGGCGGCCAGCTCTGTCCCGTGCGCCTGCATAAAGTCATTCAGTCGGTTGCGGATACTGATGCGCTGTACCGCGTCATGGGAGCGGATATAGCGCCCGGCGGCCTGATTTATCTCCCATTTTTTGACATCGATAATGTCGCGCAGTGTCTGCATTCTGCCCGGTATACGGTCATCCCCGGCCAGCACCTGTTCCTGATATTCCTGCTCTGCGGCTGCCAGTTCGGCTTTACGGTTCAGCCAGTCGGTTTCGTTCTTCTGACAGGCTTCAAAAGCCTGCTGTAGCGTAAGGGTGGTCATGGTCAGTTCTCCCCTGATTAATGACGGTATGGCGAGCTGTAGCATCCCTGCACTTTACGGGGTGCCGGGGGTGTGACCGGCTCCGCGACAGGCGGCGCTTTCTCCGCCGGGGGCCGGATAACCTCGTCGATGGCTTCAGTGGTGCGGAACGTCGCCGAGCACTCAATATTGGTGCACTGGTGATAGCGCTGTTTGACGTTCTCCGACAGATAGCGGGAGGTGCGGGCATGCGCCGACTTTTTGCAGAACGGACAGTGCATCATGGCAGCAGCCCCCGCGCTTTGAGATCAGCCTCGCGCTGACGGATTTTCTCCTGCCAGACTTTTAGCTGGCCGGGTGTGCTGGCGGCGTCGTGGTCCATGTGCGCAAGCGCGACGGCCGGGAAGCCGGTCAGGGAGAGCACCGGCTCATCCGCTGGCGTGACGGAGAAGGCGCTCACTTTCCTGGTCAGGAAGGTCACCACCTGATACATGACCTCTTTCTCCGGCTCGGTGTAGCCCTGATGGCCGATGGTGTTGGCGAGCGGGTTTGCCATCACATCCGCTTTCAGCACCATCGCCCGGACCAGTGGCCCGAGGGTGTCATTCAGCGCGCGGTTAAGCTCTTCCTTGGCATATTCAGACAGCACGGCATGATGCGCCTGGCGGAATGCCTTTGCGGTGCTGTTGCAGGCGACTTTCAGCAGGTCACGTTCAAAGGCCAGCACTTCGGTCAGATTGTCACATTCCTGCGCCAGCTCCCGGCGGGCCACGCGTTCGATATGGCCGCTTTTCAGCTCATCGGTCAGCATGGCACCCCCGGCACGGAAAGCAGCGCGCCATGTGCGGGTGTCGCTGCCGTTGTCCTGCTCCAGCTCCGCTTTCTGCTCCTCTGCGCGGGTGATGGCCGTCAGGGTGTCCTCCATCAGGCGGGCCTGTTCAAGATGGGCCGCTCTGGCGGCGGCCAGTCGCTCCAGCGCCGGTTGCAGGTAATCAGGGATAAAGGTGGTGTCGGTCATGGCAGATTTCCTCGTGGTTTCAACATGAGGTGATTCTGCCGGGGCACACACAACAACACGACCTGTTGCGGTTGTGGCAGTGCTGGCACAAACAGGACATCAAAACCCGGCTTGCCAGAGAAAGGTCTCAGGAAAAGCATACTCACCGTTTGTTTTTTTACTGTTAACTATTCACCACTGTTCACCATAAGAAAAAATATAAGTAATACAGTAAGATAAAGGGTGAACAGTTGAGGGGTTAACTGTTCACCCACTGTTCACCACTGTTCACCCTGACTGTTTATTAACCGCTGACTGTTTTTGGGTTTTTTAGAATTATTTGGAATAAATAATTAATTTAAAATTCCTATAAGTAATTAAAGCCTTTGCCAACAAGGGCCAACAAGGGCCAACAAGGGCCAACAAGGGCCAGCATCTTTTTTTGCTTAAAACTTAGCCTGTTGTGTAGTGGACTACTACAAAATGACTTGTTGCCCTCGGGGAAAATATTCACAAAATAGAGCGCTACCTGAAGCCGGACGGACACGACCGGCACTGTATGGACTTTATGAGGTAGCCCGATGCACACCGCTTTTTCTTCCCCGTCTTCTGCCCCTGCCGCGCCGCTGATGCCGGTCTCTGATGCCGTTCAGGAGCGCTTTATCCGCCTGCCCGAAGTGATGCATCTGTGCGGCCTGTCCCGCTCCACGATTTACGACCTCATCAGCCGGGAGGCTTTCCCGAAGCAAATCTCCCTCGGAGGGAAAAACGTGGCGTGGGCGCAGTCAGAAATCACCGGGTGGATGGCCGACCGTATCGCCGAACGCAACCGGGGCTATGACGCATGATGATGCCCGTTCCGCAAAAACCCTCTTTTTCTGGCTTGCTTCCCTTCGCCGTTTCCAGGTATAGTTTTATCGCTGTCGCAAAATCGGCAGCCGGAATTGGCGTTCCGCAATACTCAATGGCGACACCAGACGCGCCACGCGTCTTTTTTTTCGTCGTAGCTCAGGCACACCTATTTTCCGGGCTGTGGTGTTTGCACACACACCGCAGCTCCAGCAAGATAATGGTGGTCCGGGCGGGGCAGCCTTCGGGCTGGCCGGTACCCATTGAGGCCGGTTACGCCAACCCCGTTCGGGCTACCACCAGTGAAATTGGCGTTTCCGGTGGTAGCAGTAACCGCTACTCAATGGAGGCTGCCATCATGGCTACTATCCTCACCCCGTCACACCCGCAATTTGTCTTCGTGTTTGCCGCTGTTCGTCGCGCAGACCGTCAGCCCCGTATCTGTATGCTCCGCGCCGTCGCCGGGGATGAACACGCCGCACGCCTTTCCCTCGTTCGCGATTACGTCCTCTCGTTTGCCGGTCGTCTGCCGGTGGCGGAGGTGCACGCATGAAACATACCACCCTCAGCATTAAAGAACTCGAATGCCTTGAGCACCTGCGCAACGTCGGCCACTTTGTCAGCGCGATGATGCAGGAGCAGGACTGCACCTCCCTGCGCCGCGACCCGGCGCAACAGTCGCAGCTTACCTCCGTGATTTACCTGATGACCGCCCAGCTCGACGGCGTGGTCGAGCGCTGCAACCAGCGCTGGCTGACCGGGGAGGGCAACGTATGAAAACGCCTCTGCCGCCCGTATTACGTGCCGCCCTGTATCGCCGCGCCGTGGCCTGTGCCTGGCTGACCCTGTGCGAACGTCAGCATCGCTATCCCCACCTCACCCTCGACGCGCTGGAAAGTGCCATCGCCACCGAGCTGGAAGGCTTCTACCTGCGCCAGCACGGCGAGGAAAAAGGCCGTCTGATTGCCTGTGCACTGCTGGAAGATTTGATGCAGGCCGGGCCGCTGAAAGCCGCCCCGTCGCTGTCCTTCCTCGGGCTCGCCGTGATGGATGAGCTCTGCGCCCGCCATCTGACATCGCCTGTACTGCACTGAGGGAGAAAACCATGAAAATGAACGTAACGGACACCGTAAAACAGGCGTGCGGCCACTGGCCGCGCATTCTCCCGGCGCTGGGCATGAAAGTGATAAAAAACCGCCATCAGGCCTGTCCGGTGTGTGGCGGCGCTGACCGGTTCCGCTTTGACGATAAAGAGGGGCGTGGCACATGGTTCTGTAACCAGTGCGGTGCCGGTGACGGCCTGAAACTGGTCGAGAAGGTGTTCGGCATATCGGCATCCGAGGCCGCCGGGAAGGTGAACGCCGTCACCGGCAATATGCCGCCGGTGGCCCCGGAGGTGATGGCGGCCGCAGACGCCGGAACGGAGGCCGACCGCAAGGCGGCGGCCGCACTGGCCGTCAGACTGATGGTGAAAACCCGACCGGTCACCGGCAACGCCTACCTGACCCGCAAGGGCTTTGCCGGTCGTGAGTGTCTGACGCTGACCACGTCGCACAAAACCGGCGGCGTGGCCTACCGCGCCGGTGATGTGGTGGTGCCGCTGTATGACGGGACCGGCGCGCTGGTTAACCTCCAGCTTATTAACGCTGAGGGGCTCAAGCGCACCCTGAAAGGCGGGCAGGTCAAAGGGGCATGCCATCTCATCGACGGACAGAAACAGGCCGGGAAACGCCTGTGGATAGCGGAGGGCTATGCGACGGCCCTTACCGTGCATCACCTGACCGGCGAAACCGTCATGGTGGCGCTGTCGTCCGTGAACCTTCTTTCTCTGGCGAGCCTGGCCCGTCAGAAACACCCGGCCTGTCAGATTATCCTCGCCGCCGACCGTGACCTGAACGGCGACGGCCAGACTAAAGCCGCTGCGGCCGCAGAAGCCTGCGAGGGCGTTATTGCCCTGCCGCCGGTATTTGGTGACTGGAATGATGCGGTGATGCTGAAGGGGGAGGACGCCACGCGGAAAGCCATTTATGCCGCCATCCGGCCAGCGGCACAGAGCCCGTTCGACACCATGAGCGAGGCGGAATTTACCGCCATGAGCGCCAGCGATAAGGCGATGCGGGTGCATGAACATTACGGCGAAGCGCTGGCCGTGGATGCCAACGGCCAGCTCCTGTCCCGCTATGAAAACGGCATCTGGAAGGTGATAACGCCGTCTGATTTTGCCCGCGACGTGGCCGGGCTGTTTCAGCGCCTGCGCGCCCCGTTCTCATCGGGGAGAATTGCCTCGGTGGTGGAGACCCTGAAACTGATTATTCCGCAGCAGGATGCACCCGCACGCCGTCTGATTGGTTTTCGCAACGGGGTACTCGACACCCAAACCGGTCTGTTCAGCCCGCACAGCAAATCGCACTGGCTGCGCACCCTGTGCGACGTGGATTTCACCCCGCCGGTAGAAGGGGAAACACTGGAAACCCACGCGCCGAACTTCTGGCGCTGGCTAGACCGGGCGGCCAGCGGCAACCCGACAAAGCGCGACGTGATTCTGGCCGCGCTGTTTATGGTGCTGGCGAACCGCTACGACTGGCAGCTCTTTCTCGAAGTCACCGGCCCCGGCGGCAGCGGGAAAAGTATTCTGGCCGAAATCGCCACAATGCTGGCCGGAGAGGATAACGCCACGTCGGCGGATATCGACACGCTGGAAGACCCGCGCAAGCGCGCCTCCCTGATTGGTTTCTCGCTGATACGCCTGCCTGACCAGGAGAAATGGAGCGGTGACGGTGCGGGGCTCAAGGCCATCACCGGCGGCGATGCGGTCTCCGTTGACCCGAAATACCAGAACCCGTACTCGACGCACATTCCGGCGGTGATTCTGGCCGTGAACAATAATCCGATGCGCTTCACCGACCGCAGCGGCGGCGTGTCACGTCGCCGGGTGATTATCCACTTCCCGGAGCAGATAACCCCGGAGGAGCGCGACCCGCAGCTCAGGGATAAAATCGCCCGCGAGCTGGCCGTGATTGTGCGCCAGTTGATGCAGCAGTTCAGCGACCCGATGAGCGCCCGCGCGCTGCTCCAGTCGCAGCAGAACTCAGACGAGGCACTGAGCATCAAGCGTGATGCTGACCCGACGTTTGATTTTTGCGGCTATCTGGAGGCGCAGCCGCAGACCAACGGGATGTTTATGGGTAATGCCAGTATCATCCCGCGTAATTACCGTAAATATCTCTATCACGCGTATCTGGCCTATATGGAGGCCAACGGGTACAGGAATGTGCTCAGCCTGAAAATGTTCGGACTGGGACTGCCCATGATGCTGAAAGAGTACGGGATGAATTATGAGAAGCGGCACACAAAGCAGGGGATACAAACTAACCTGTCGCTGAAAGAGGAAAGCTACGGCGACTGGCTGCCGAAGTGCGACGAACCTACCGCGACATAACCTATCCGGACCGGCAACAGCCGGTCTTTTTGTATCTGCCCCTCCCTCAAGGGTGAACAATCCACTGTTCACCCTTCACCGTATGTTCACCCTGTATCACTATGAAAGTATTAATAAAAAACCAAAGGTGAACAGTGTGAACAGTTAAACCCAAAAAAAACTTTTTACCCCCCCCCCCCTCATCACCATCATATTGCGGTGATGGTCGCCGGAAACAGGCCGGAGATGCGCTAAGGTGAAGAGTTGACTGTTCACTCTTCACCAACTGATCACCATCTATCATCATGATATTAAAAAGAAAAATAAGGAGGTGAACAGTGTGAACAGTTAAATGCAAAAAAACTTTTTTATGGTATTTGAGTTCCGGTTAGGATCCGGGTTTCGGATCCTAACCGAATGGGGCGTTAGTCTTTAATTAGATAGTAATATCAAACAGCTAAGTTTGATATGGTCGCAAAAATGGTTGGGGGCACAAAAGGGGGCATATAATTTATGATTTATATATTATCTTTTTAATTTCATTAAGTTACGACATGATTTGAGTCCGGCCTTCGCACCATACGATGCAATTAAGTCGCCTAAGGGCGGCTTTTTTTATTTCTGAAATCAGCTAGATACTCTAAATTCTGTTCGTTTCTTGTTCTCATAATATCTGATGGTATCTGTTGGCATATCGCATGATACAGGATACCGATCCGTATATCGGAAGTTCGATTTTAAGTGGTATACGGTTTTGAGCAATGTGAGCGGTTGAAAGAGGTAAAAGCCTGGAAGGTGGGGACGTCAGGGATGTGCCAAGAGGGGCGCTGTTAAGTCCGCACTGAACTGTGAACTGACCCCATAATGTTGGACGGTTTATATCAAGCGGCTATCAGGGCCTGAGTTCGGTATTCTACCGGACT